GCAAATAGGAAATCAATCGAATCGGTGGACGTGCAGTACCTCTACCATCGCAACAAGGGCCGCATGGACGCGCACTCCGACGCCGTTGACTTCATTTCAGAGAGGGGGAAACCGTGAGCATCTTCACCACGCTACGAGACGCCGTTCTCGGCACCACGCCGCAGGCCGTAGTCGCCAAGCGCCTACAGCGCATCGAGTCCATCGAAGCCGACTGGCAGAAGATCGCGGACACGCTCAGGCCGCTCGCAATCCCGCCGCCCTTCGTCAACGACACGACGGGGAATCCGGCGTTCGAGGCAAAGCGATGCATCGATGGGTTGATCGTGATGCACAGCCTTGCTGTTGGGCAAGTCGATGCTGGTCACGAGGCAGCCGCTAAGGGCAGCGGGTCAAGCGCGGGGAGTTTCGAGTTCGAGGCCCGCTGCCGGATCAAGGAGGTGAGGTGGTGACCCGCGCCGCCCTCGCCCTCGCGCTCCGCCCCTGGCTGTGGTGGAAGGAACGACTCCGCCGGGAATACTGGCGCGGGTTCGATCACGCCGCGGCCTTCTATCGCGGCGACACGGTGGCCGGATCATACGTCCAGTATTTGGCCAGTCGCTACAGCGCGCCGCGTGAAACCGTGGTCACCGTCCAGCGATTCGGGCCCGGCGTTAGCGCTGCGGTAGTCGAGGCGGCGGAGCACAAGCCGTGGATCAAGTGTACCAACTGCCGCGGAGATGGACACTTCTTGGCGCGAGAAGAAGATCCGTGTATCCGCAGACAGACGGTTCATTGCACGTGCGGACCCGCGTACCACGCGGGGTTCTCCGACGGGTGGGCCGCGTCAAAAGAAGACGCCGCAAGGTGGCATGGTGCGCGGGGACACAGGCTAGCGTATGCGCCCAAGACAGACGTGGCGGAACGTGAAGTCAAACAGCTGCTATTCAACGAACACCTAAAGTCCGCAGATCATCACCGATCACTCAAGAACAAGCCGGAGGTACAACCATGAAGCGCCTGCTATTCGCGCTCCTCCTCCTCGCCGGGTGTGGAAGTCCCAACCCGAGAGCCGACTGCGACCGCTGGCGTCCCGTGTTCTATCGTGAGGAACTACCGCGCAGGGTAACGTACCCCGGCATTGTCATTCCGGTGTCGCCTCGTAGCGGCATGGCATTTCCACCGTGTTGGGCAGTCAACCCCGCGAACGGTATAGGCGAATCGTGCGCCTTGTGGGTCTACGGACACGGCGACACGGTTTGGATGGTGTGCGAATGAGACTCACCATCCTCGCCGCCTTGCTCCTCCTCGCCGCGCCGTGCGAGGCCCGCAGACCCGTCTACACCTTTGCTGGTCGAATCTCGCCGTTCTGCATCAACCCGCAGACGTGCGAGGCCGACACCGTGCGCTTCACCGGCCCTGGGTGGACCGAGGGCTGGGTCATCTGGAATCCGCTGCCCGGACCCGCGCCCGAGCCGCCCGACACGTTCATGGTGTGCGGGCCGTTCGACTTCACGGCGCCCGACACGTCCTACCACGCGTACAGCTTCACGCCGATGCGATCCGGCATCTACCGATGCGCCGTGGACGTGGTAGTACCAAGGGCGGGCAGACTCTCGGACTGGTGCCCGCTGCAATGGGGCGATCCGGATACCGTGATCCTGCCGCCTCAATCCGAAGTGTGGATGCTGAACCTGCCGAAGTGACCACGGGGAGGACGATTGAGAACCGCCGAGATCCTGCCGCCTCGCTTCCGGTCCCACTCCAAAGCAAACTACCAGTCTCAGGTCGGCAAACGCATAGACCCTGAACGGGCTACGTCGCTGTTCGCGTTCAGCAAGCACGCCAACCTGATCGCAACCGAGATCTGGTCGCACGCCATCGACCGCGAAGATCCCTATGCGTGGCTTATGATGTGTGTGATCCATCGGGCAATGGAGGATCTCGGGCGCGTCAAATGGCCAAGCAAAGACCGGCATCACGACACCCATGAAGGACTCAACGCAGCCGAGTTTATCAGCTCCCCGGACTTCGCCGCCGTGACCGAACCGCTTGGGCTTGACCCCGCATGGGTGCGGGGCGTGATCCGCAGATGGACCGAATACGAAGGGGTGAATGTCCAGTGGGGCGTGACGATCATCCGGGCCCCGATCCGAGTCGCGCCGCCGCCTACGCCGGCCAGCGTCTACAAACTCAACCGGAGAAAGTGCGGACCTCACAAGATTTCGGCTTGACAAGACTTGCTCCGTTGTGCATGTTCCACGCATGACGTTTCGGCGCGGGGCAGAACCCAATCATCTACAGCGCGCTCGTACCTCCCGAGCGATCCGCTCCATCACCGGGCGAACCCCGCGCCTATCATCCGCAGAGGAAACGTGTTGAGGCGCGACGCCATAGACTTCCTGCCGCAAGGCTGCGCCATCATCGACGCCGTTTCCGAGATTCAACACGAGTACGTCGTGAAGAGCCGTTCACCGGGTTACGTACCAGCACCACCGGCTAACCCCACGATGAGTCAATGCGGGCCAGTCCGCACGACTACGGGTTACTGGGGCGCGCCCCCAATACCGCCTGACCGCGTGTATTACGAGGGCGACCCCGGCGACCTAGACGACGAAGAGACCCCCAACCGCGTGCCAACCATTACCGGCGCGCAAGGAGCGGCCGCGATCTGTCCTGGTGGACTGCGCGACCGTGCGGGATTTGGCGAAGGCTAAAGCACCGCGTCCTACCGGGCGCCCAAGCACTTACACCGAAGAGGCCGCCCAGGCCATCATCGCCGAACTTGACTTCGGCATGTCCTGGCCCGACTCCTGTGCGCTGGCAGGAATCCCCGAATCCACTGCACGCCTTTGGACTACCGAGCACGAGGACTTTCTGCGGGGGATAAAGTCCGCCCGCGCCAACGCTCACCGGCGCGCCCTCGCCCGAATCCAAGAGGCCGGGGACCGCTGGCAGTCCGCCGCGTGGTTCCTCGAGCGCCACGACTTCCAGAACTGGGGCGCGCGTCAGGCCGTCGAAATGTCCGGCCCGAACGGCGGCCCGATCTCCACCGAGGCCATCACCCCCGTCGAGGCCGTCCTTCGCCAGCGTCAACTGCTCGGCGTAGCCGGACTTGGGTCCATCGACTACCAAGTCGACCCCCATGCCGCCGCGGTGAGCGTGGCTGGCAACGGGAACGGCAAGCCCAAGAACGGCAACGGTCATGGGGCTTGAGGCGCTCACGCTCATGATCGCACTCGCCGGCGGCATCAACCCCTGGGCGCTCAACGACGCCACCTACAAGGCGCTCGTCCAGAACGAGATCGCCGCGTTCGGTCAGAACGAGGAGTGGGTAGCCGCAGAGCGGGTCCGGTGCTTTGCGCCCACCGTGACCGACCGGGAGATCGGCTTCCAGTACTGGGCCGCTCGCTACTGGAACCTCGTCAACAAGCGGGGCGAGATCGTCCTACTCCGCCCCAACGCGCTCCAGCGCTCCTACCTCGCCAACCGCTCCGCCGAGAACGTCATCCTCAAGTACCGCAAGGGCGGCGCATCGAGCGTGGTCGACGCGATGTACTACTGGCGCTGTCGCCGCTCCCCGTACCAGCACGCCTACATCATGGCGCACGTTGCCGACTCCACCGACGAGCTCTACCAGCGCGTGCTCTTCGCTCACGACCGTATGCCGGGCTACCTGGCCGCGCCGATCCGCCGTAGCAACAAGACCGTGCTGCACTTCGCCGACAACGACTCCTACCTCCGACTCATGACTGCCGGGGGCAAGGGCTCAGGCCGCGCCGCGGACGCCGACGCGATCCACCTCTCCGAGGCAGCGCACTACCCCGACCTGGACGGCACTCTCGCCGCGGTGGGGGAGGCCAAGCGCTCGGACGCATGGCTCGACATCGAGTCGACCCCCAACGGTTTCGACCGCTTCCGCTCCGAGTTCAAGGACGCCAAGGCCGGAAAGACCACGCGCACGGCGCAGTTCTTCCCGTGGTACTTCGACCCGGCCAACAGCACCACACTCGAGCGCGGCGAGCGCGTCACCCCAACCGCTTCCGAGCGCCCGCTGGTTGCCGCATGGCACCTCAAGCCTGAGCAGTTGAAGTGGCGGCGCGCCAAGATCGCCGACCTGAAAGACCTCTTCGCCCAAGAGCATCCCGAGGACGACGAGTCGTGCTTCCTCATCGGCGGTGTGCCCAAGTTTGACAATTCGATCCTGGGCAAGCTCGTTGCCGTGGTCGAGGCCCGCGTGCTCCCGCTCAACGAGTCGGAGCTGCGTGCCGCTGGCGACCCGTACCGCGGCTCCGGCGACAACGGGCGCTGGGTTGTCTGGCGTCGCCCGATCAAAGGGCACCGCTACGTGATCGGGGCGGACGTTGCCGAGGGCCTTCCGGGTCGTGCGAACTCCGCCGCTGGCGTTCTCGACGTAACCGGCGCCCAGGCCGAACAGGTCGCCGAGTGGTGTGGCCACGTCTCCCCGGGCGACTACGCGCACGTCCTCGCCAAGATCGGCGGCTGGTACAACGGCGCACTGGTAGCCGCCGAGCGCAACAACCACGGGCACGCGACGCTGCGCGCCCTGCGAAACGAAGTCGGCTACGCGCACATCTACAAGCACCGTCACTACGACCAGCGTGCAGGAGGCGCGATCAAGCGCCCCGGCTGGCCGACTGACGGCAAGACCCGCCCGATCATGTTCACCGACCTCCGCGACTGTCTCGACAAGGGCTGGATGATCGTCCGCTCTGCCGAGTTCCTCAAGGAGTGCATGGCGATGCAGGCGGGCGACGAGGACTTGGACAGTGACGACGACAGGCCGTCGCACTCGAAAGTCCTGCGGGATCGGATCTTCGCGTGGGGCATCGCGTGGCAGGTGCGCGGCGTAGCAACGGCAGGAGCGGTGGCATGAACGAGTTGAACATCGGTAAGCTACGCATCTCCTGGGGCACCGCCAAGGCCGGATCGCTCGGGCTGACGATTGGTGACGCCGGGTCCGGCCAGGTCGTCAACCGCGACCTGTACGAGGACTACTCCAAGTCTAAGCTCTATACCGTGCTCCCCACCTTCTACGCGGGCGTGTACGCGATTGCATCAAGCATGGCGTCGGTTCCGTTCCGCGTGTACCGCAGACGCAACGGGAAGGAAGTCGAGGCACCGGACCACGAACTCCAGACGTTGCTCGACACCTGGAACGGGTGGAAGTCCACCTACGACGAGCGCGAGGAGTCGCAGTCATTCCTCGAGCTGACCGGCTCGGCGTATCTGCTGTGTGGCGGCGCGAACGTCGACAAGGGCGGGAAGCCGCTCACGCTCACCAATCTCCGACCGTTCCGCGTGAAGGTCATCAAGGACGCGACGATGGGCGTCGCTGGCTACGTCTACGAAGTGGACAGCAAGCGGCAGACGTTCTCGGCAAACGAGATCGTGCCCATGCACTACTTCAACCCGACCGATGACCACTACGGGCTCGGTGCGGTTGACCCTGCATCGCTCGCCGCGATCTGCGACCTCTACGCAATAGCCCTCCAGAAGAACTTCTTCAAGCACGACGCGCAGTTGGGCGTTGTCCTTGAGTACCCCGAGGACACCGGGCAGGACGTACTCGACCGCGCGATCCTGGCGTTCAACGAGAAGCACCAGGGCGTGGACAAGGCGTGGCGGGCGCGCGCGGTGGCCGGGGCGAAGGTATCGAAGACCTCTGCGGACTTGGCCGACATGCTCTTCCCCGATCTGCGCCGGTTCAACCGCGAAGAGATTCTGATGGCATTGGGCGTGCCGCCCGTCATGGTGACGTTGCTGGATGGCGCGACCTACGCGAACGCGAAGGAGCAGAAGCGGCAGTTCTGGGAACTGACCATCATCCCGAAGCTCAAGAAGTGGGAAGGCGCGTTCAACCTCCACCTTGCGCCGCGATACGGCAACGACATCACGGTGCGCGCGGACCTGGCCGGAATCGAAGCTCTGCGACCTGACCGCGTGGCGATGGTCTCAGCGATCACCCAGGCGCTGCCGCTGTTGCGTCGTGACGAGGCGCGGGCGTGGCTCAACGACGGCGAGCTTCCGTCGCTCAAGCCGCTAGGCGGGGAGCTTGGCAACGAGGTGTTGCAGTCGTTCTCGCTCATCCCGGCATCGGCCCTGAGCGTGTCGGAGCAGAAGCCAGCCGGAGCCGCCGCCAATGCTGACTTATCCATCGAGCGACTCCTGAACGCCGTCAACGAGAAGGCCGCGCACGTCCTATCCGACGAGCAGACCGAGGCGCGCAAGGTGGGCAAGTGGCGCGCGTTCGACAAGCGGTCCCGCATGATGGCCCGCGTGTTCGAGAAGACCGCGCGCTCCATGTTCAAGGAGCAGGAGTCGGCGGTACTCGACGGGCTCGAATCTGCGATCAACGCGGGCGCATCGACTCCGGTTGTCCGCGTGATGCTCGATGGGAAACTGACCTCGATCAGTTCTCCCGAGACGAAGAGCGTTGCCGAAGTCTCGTTGATCCTCGACCGGCTCCAGAACGGCAACATCGAGCGCTTCCGTGGCGTGTACGCAGAGGCGGTGAACCGTGCCGGGACCAACGCGCTTGAGGATTTGGGACTCACGGAGTTGCAGTTCTCTCTTCTCCAGCCTTCCGTCGTGTCCTATCTGGACAAAGCGGGAGCGCAACTGGTCAAGGGCGTTGACTCCACCACGAAGGATCGCCTCGCGACGACGCTCGCGGAAGGCGTCCAGAGCGGCGAGAACATGCTCCAACTCTCGGACCGGGTGAAGACTGTATTCGACGCCTCACGCGCACGCGCGAACGCGATCGCCGTCACCGAGTCGGGCGCGGCATACAACGCCGGAACACTTGAGGCGTGGACTCAGACGGGCGGACTCGTCGAGAAGAAGGTCTGGCTCTCTTCGCGTGATGACCGCGTGCGCGACTCGCACGCCGAAGCCGAAGGGCAAGAAGTGCCGCTGTCAGGCGTCTTCCAGGTCGGCGACGCCACGCTCGCATTCCCTGGCGACGGCTCATCCCAAGACCCCGGAGAGACCGTCAACTGCCGCTGCACCATCGAGGCCGTATTGAGCGGCGAGCAGGAATCCTACCGCGCTCGCAGGAACGGAAACGGAACCCATGCACACACGAAATAACGAGGCGCTCGCGCATCGGCTCGATACCGGCGAAGACGTAAAGCTCATCGGGCGCGGCGTCTCCGGTTCGGTGGTCAAGGAAATCGACGCCGAGAAGCACACCGCGATCTACCGGATCACCGATGCCACAGTGGACAGCTATGGCGACGTGGTGGAGCCGAGCGGAATGGTGAACACGCGCTTCCGCTCCAACCCCGTCGTGTTCTTCGCCCACCGCTCCTACGACTTCCCCGTGGGGCGCTCGCTTTGGGAGCGCATCGAGAGCGACGAGGTGCGCGCCGAGACCGAGTACGCAGTCGGCCTCAACCCGATTGCCGACACTACCTGGGCGATGGTGAATGCCGGGTTCATGCCCGGCGTCTCCATCGGATTCGCGCCGAAGTCCTACGAGAAGATCATGCGTGACAGCGATACCGGTCCCGAGTGGACCGGCGGCTTCCGCTTCAAGGAGTGGGAGCTGCTCGAATACTCGCCGGTCGGTATCCCCGCGAACCCCAACGCGCTCCAGGTCGCCGCGAAGGGCCTGCTCGGCATGGCCGCAGCGATGGGCATGGCTACCGACCAGCCCGACGACGAGCTGAGTCAGATCCTTGCGGGCGCGGCGCTCGTGAAGCGCTACCCCGAGTTGATGCACCCAGGCGGACTCGACGCCGCGGTGCGCAAGACCTTCGCCGGCCTCGGAATCGATGCCGACGAACTTTCCCGCGCCGTTAGCGCGACGCGGATTGATGCCAGGCGGGAAGCCCACGAGGCGGCCGACCTGGAGGAAGCGGGAGAACTCATAAGGGAGTTTGTCCTGCAACTACAGCGGGCCTAAGTCCCGCCAGGCGCTCCGCATGGCGCGGAGAAGGAGTACGAAGATGGCAGACGAAAAGGTCACGATGACCCCGAGCGAGGACCTCAAGAAGTCCCTCGCTGACCTGAACAGCACGATCACCGAGAAGGTCACCCCGCTCGCCGAGCGGATGGAGAAGGCCGAGCGCATCATCGCCGACGTGCAGGCCGAGCAGAAGCGGTCACCGAAGCAGGCGATCTTCCCCGAGATGGACCCGCGCCTCCTGCGCTTCGACGGCTCGCCGGAGTCGTTCACGAAGCTCATGGGCTCGCGCGTTCCGGTCTCCGCCGGATCGAGCAAGGCCCTCGTCGAGGAACTCCAGCGGCGCAACGACGCCGTGATCATCGGTCAGGCGATCCTATCCGGCCTCAAGGCCAAGGGGCAGTCGGTTCCCGACATCACCCAGACGCGCATTTGGTCCGAGTTCGCGCAGCTCCGCGACGAGCTGGCGAAGGCGATGGACACGACCACGACCGGCCAGGGGTCGCAGTGGATCCCGACCGGAACCTCGCAGCAGATTCACGAGCTCATCATGCTCCAGCTCAAGGTTCGGGCGCTCTTCAACGAGTTCCCCATGCCGACCAATCCGTTCACGTGGCCCTTCGCCGCGGCGCGCGGTGTGGCTCAGGTGGTCTCGCAGTCGACGACCGTCACCACGGCGTACACCCTGACCGACGCCTCCCGCGCGTTCTACGGCCTCACGGCGACGGGTCTCGCGACCTTCACCGCCAAGAAGCTCCGCGCACTCGAAGTGGCGACCCGCGAGTGGTCCGACGACGCGGTCGGTGCGGCCATGCCGTGGCTCGTGGCGCAGATGGCGCAGGCGATCGCGGACGGGTGGGAAGACGGCATCCAGAACGGCGATACGGACGCGACGCACATCGACTCCGACATCACCGAACTGGCCGGCGGCGGAACCTCGCCCAAGGTGTTCGTGGACGGTCTCCGCGAGTACGCCCTGGGCATCGGCTCCAGCGTGTGCATCGACGGCGGCGCGCTCTCCAGCACGACCGACCGCGCAGCGCTCGCCGCGATGGGAGTGTACGCGGGCCAGCCTTCGCGCCTCGCGCGAATCTTCAACTGGCACTCGTACATGGCCTTCATCGAGGCCCGCAAGGCCGACGTGGTGACCATCGACAAGTTCGGGCCGAACGCGACGGTGCTGAACGGGCAGCTGTCCCAGACGGACGGCATCCCGAACATCATCAGCGAGTTCTCCCGCGCGGACCTCGACTCGACCGGCGTGAACTCGAACACCACGGACGTGCTGACCCAGTACCTCATCGTCAACCGTGACGCTTGGATGATCGGCACCCGGCCCGGCCTCGGTGTCGAGCGCGAGCGCCTGACCCCGGTGGACGCCGAGCTCCTGGTGTTCTTCGACCGCGGCGACTTCCAGTCGCTGGCGCCGAGCTCCGCGACCTCCGTCGCCTACGTCTACAACATCCCGCGCTTGGCCTAAGACGTGATCGGGGGCGGGTCGGGTGATCCGGCCCGCTCCCATCCGTAGAAAGAAGGAACAGACACATGCTCAAGAAGATCGCGCTCTTGGCCCTTGTCGGGATGCTGCTTGCCACTCCCGTGATGGCCGCTTCCGTTTCCGTGTCGAGTCACGTCATCAACAACGGCTTCGGCCGGGTGCTGGTGTACGCGGACTCGTGCAAGGCATCGACGCTCGTCACGTCTCCGACGATTCAGTTGAAGAACCCGAACTGGACGCAGTGGGCGTACACCGGCGCCGTGACTCCGTTCGTGTATCTGCCCATCACCATCACCGCATACTCGACGACCGGCTCGGACTCCATCCATGTCGGCATCGAGACCAGCGAAGACGACCTGAATTGGTACTCGTTCTACGCGCACACGCTTCAGGTGTCGGTGACTGCCCAGGGGACGCCGCGCATCCACTACCTGCTGCTTCCACAGCGGTACATGCGCGTGAAGCTCTACGCCCTGACGACCGCTTCCTACGGCGAGAAGGTCTACATCACCTACCCGACCAAGTAGTGAGCGGCGGCGAGGCGAGAGCACTCAAGGAAGGACTCCAGAGGCGGGTTGGGCTGACGGTCAACGCGGGGCGCGTGACCTCAGCCAACCCCCCGGAGGAAGTCATGCAGAAAGTCAAGTTCAAGACGAGCGTGGATGCCGGGTGGTGTCGCGCTGTTGCGGGCGACGAACGCGAGTTGACGGAGCGCGAGGTCGGGATGCTGCTGGCCGCGCACCCCGGATGCCTCAGCGTGCTCGCGGCGCCGAAGGTGGACGCGGTGCCGGACGAGACCGAGATCACGGAACGCGGCGACGATGACGTGCCCGGCGCCCCGCCGATGGATCGCCAGCACTCGCGTCGGCGCACGGTGAGGAAGCGCAAGTGAGCCTCCTAGCCCATGTGATCGTGACCAAGGCCGAAGCGTGGCGCTTCCTGAAACTGCCCGACCTGGGCGACGACGGAAGCGATGCCGACCTGACAATGGAAGCGCTCATCAACGGTGCGACAACGCACATCGAGAGCTTCCTGGGCCGCGCCGTGGTGTCGCGCTCGTTCACCGAGACCTACGACGGCACGGATGAGTGCTGGTTGCAGCTTCGTCAGTGGCCGCTCGTGTCGCTCACATCCGTTGAGGAGGTCGATCCGTACACCGGGACCACGCTTCAGTCTCTGGCCGGGTCGCTATTCCGCGTGGATGAGCGGCTCGGGCGGATCGCGCGGGCGTCGTCCGGCTACGCATTCAGCGCCGGTGCGCAGCGATGGACCGTCACCTACGAGGCCGGGTACAGCGACAACGACGGAGAGGTGCCCGAAGACCTGAAGCTCGCGGCGCTCATCCTCATCTCGCGCCAGTATCGGGACTACACGCACGAGCGGGACGACATCCAGAGCGTTTCGATTCAAGGCCAGTCCATCTCCTACGTCCGCGACCCGCTCCCGGCCCGCGTGCAGTCGTTGCTCAAGCCTTGGCGCGTGTCGAGGAGCGCGGCCTGATGGCTGAGACCACGATCCGCGTCATCGGCTACAACGAGGCGTCGGAGCGCATCCGAGCGACGGCTCGCGGCATCTCGAAAGAGAAGTTCGACGGCGTGCGGAAAGCAACGCTCATCATGGAACGGGCGGTCAAGCGCGAGTTGACGGGCGGTGCGCTCAACGTCGGGCGCGGGATGCTTCGGCGCTCATTCACCTCCGGCACGTTCGCTGTTGGCGATGACGTTCAGGGGGTTGTCGGGTCTCCGGCCCGGTACGCGGCGATCCACGAGACCGGAGGCGAGATCCGGCCGAAAGGCCGAGCGCTCGCGATCCCGCTGCACCCTTCCGCGAAGTATGCCAAGCCGCGGGACTTCTCGGACCTGTTCATTGTGAAGACTGCTGGCAAGATCTTCCTGGCCCGCAACGCTGGCGGGAAGCGCTCATCCCGCGTCGACTTCATGTACCTCTTGGTTCCTCGCGTGCGGATGCCCGCGCGACGGTATCTCACCAAGGCGCAGGAATCCTCGCAGAGTGAGGTTGTGGCGGCAGTCGGTGGACAGATCGCCAGCGCGATTGCGAGGCCGCAATGACCGTCGCCGTGAACCACCGCCAGCTCATCATCGACGACTTCATCGACCGCTTCGAGGCCATGCAGACGGGCGTCGAGGGCGTCGACCGCAACTACAACCTCGTCACCGTCTGCCAAGACTTGAAGCTCGTCGAGCAGGTCGACGCTTCCAAGTGCCCGTGGGTGTCGGTGATTGGAAGCGACGGCACCGGCACGCCGCAGCTCGGCAACAGCGAGCAGGACACGATGGACGTGATTGTCCTCGTGTACGTCAAGCCGGATGCCGCGCGGTTCCCGAGTCAGACGGCCCCGCAACTTCTCGAAGCGGTCATGTGCGACCTGGAGGCGGCATTCAACGCGGACCCGTCATGCGGCGGGCGCGTGTTCCGGTCGACGATCAACCGCGAAGTGGATCACGACATGGAGGGCCGCTACTCGCTGGCCGCCCTCACGTTTTCGCTCTCCTACAACGTGAAGAGGACAGCATGAGACTCAACTACGTGGGGACCGATGAGGGCGTGGTAGTGCCCACGCCGAAGGGTCCGGTGTTCTTGAAGCGCGGCGGGCTTGCGCAAGACGTGCCCGATGAGGTTGCGGCTCGGCTCCTGGCCGTCAACCCCGAATCCTTTCAGGAAGCCGACAGGGAGAATGACCTATGAGCGCAGGACGCGGCCTCAATTCCTTCATCGGGTTCATCACCGAATCCGCCTTCGGGACCGACCCCGGCAGCGGGTACAAGTACGTGCGGGTCGCCTCGATGGACCCATGCAAGCCGACCGCCGATCGCACCGAGGGCAACCGTGGCCTGGGTCGCATCGCGCGGACCAACGTCAAGAAGCGGCTCAAGCGCGGAACCTTCGGCGGCGAGATCGACTGTCAGTACGGCGGCAACGAGGTGTTGCTGCTGCACTTCTTGGGCGGGTACGCCTTCGACGACAACGCGCCGGTTGCGAACGTGAACACTCACGTCTTCACCCCGTCGCTGACGCGCCAGGTCGGGCTCACGCTTCACTCGAACCTCGACATCCTGGCGCTCAACGTGACCGGGGGGAAGCTCAACCGCCTGTCGTTCGAGTGCTCCAACGAGATCCTGCGCATGGGCTACGGCGGCGTCGGCAAGGCCCCGGTGCAGGCGTCGGTCGACACCGCGTCCTACTCCGCGACCCCGGACGTGCTCGGCCTGGAAGGAACCGGCGGCGCGACGGGCGTGATCTTCAAGCTGGCCGGCACCGCGGCGAACATCCGCAAGGTGACGTTCAACCTCGAATGGCCCGTCACCGAAGACCGCGAGTACATGGGTTACAACACCATGCAGGAAGCCATCCAGAACGGCGACCTGAAGATCACCGGAACGATCACCCGCGAGTTCGAGGACGACGACTACCTGGATCACTGGGACGCGGACACCGCCGATCTCACGCTCGAGGTGAACTACAAGAGCGTGTCCTACGTCACGGGGACCACGCCCTACGAGTTCAAGATCAAGGCGTTCGCGGTGGACCTCGATACGGCGGGGCCGGCTCGCGTGGATGGCCCCGGCGTGTTGGTCGAGGACATCCCGTTCGTCGCCAACGTCGCCGCCAACGGCACCGACATCTTCTCGGTGACGATCATCAACGCGGTCGCGACGGTTACCTAGTCTCGCAGAGGGGGAGAACGTGAGCACGAAGGACGAAACGCGGGCGGCGTGGTTCCGCCGCTCGATGGATCGCAGGCCAACGGTGACGCTCCAGTTCGGGGACGGCGGGAGCGTTGTCGTGCGACTGCCCGGCATCGTCGAGCTTTCCAGCATGGGGTTCGACCCGGCACTCCTCAACCCGAAGACGCCGGAGTCGTTGAGGACTCAGCGGGCGCAGGACTTCGCGGAAGACATCCCGAAGATGCTGGAGTTCGCGCGCAAGCTCCTTGGCGTCGTCATGGTGGACCCCAAGCTCTGGACGGGCGCGGAAGACCAATGCCCCGATGACTCCGTGACGATGGCCGTGCTCGGTGACGATGCGCTCGCGATCATGACGGCGGTGCTCGGTGCGATGGGCGAACCGGCGGCACGGGAGGCGGCTGAGAAAGCCGAGACCTTTCGTGGAGAGCCCAACGGGGCGGCTGGTAAACCGGGCGGCGCAGATGTACCAGATGGACCCCAGGGAGATCGTGAGGGCGGGCTCGACCCCCGAGGGGTGGCCTGATTTCGTGACGCTGATGCACTTCGCCGCGGCGGCTGAACGGCAGAACGGAGAGGCGTTGAGCGAGATGATCGGGCGGGCATCCAAGGACGACATGGGGCCGGGCATCGCTTCCGCCGTTGCCGTTGGCGTGAGGGCTGGTAAGTGAGCACGCAGAAGAACCTCATTGAGATCCTCATCAACCTGATCGACAAGTCCGCGCCGGGCATGGCGCAGGCGTCGAAGCGGTTGAAGAACTTCGGTGAGGAGTCCGAGAAGCTCGGCAAGTCGATGATGAAGGCCGGTGGCATCGTGTCGGGTGCGATGCTCGGCATGGTCAAGGTCGCCGCCAACGCTGGCGACGAGCTGCGGGATCTATCCATCCGCACGGGCGTCTCGATTGAAACCCTCTCCGGGCTCAAGTACGCGGCGGAGCAGAGCGGGGCGGGTCTTCAGGACGTGGCAATCGGGATGCGCACGCTGGCCGGTAACCTCCAGAACGCGAGCGACAAGGGCGGTGACGCGGCCAAGGCGTTCGCCTCGATTGGCGTGGCGACTACCCAGCCGAACGGCCAGCTTCGCAAGCTCGATGACGTGTTGCTGGAAGTGGCGGACAGGCTCAAGGGCATGACCGACCGGACGCGGGCGGCGGCGCTGGCTCAGGATCTGTTTGGGCGTGGCGGGCAGGCGTTGCTCCCGATGCTGAACGAGGGCAGCGCGGGGATCAAGACCCTCACCGAGGAGGCCCGCAAGCTCGGCATCGTGTGGTCGATGCAGGATGCGAATGCCGCCGATGCGTTCAACGACTCGCTGAACCGGCTGAAGAACTCCACCGTAGGGCTTGGCCGTGAACTCCTCACGACGCTTGGCCCAACGCTCACGGCGTTTGCCGACAAGGTGTCCACCGAAGTCCTGCCGAAGCTGCGGGCGTGGATCGACGAGAACCCCAAGCTGGCGCAGAGCGTGCTAGGCGTGTCGGTGGCCCTGCTTGGTGCGGGCGGATTGATTGTCGGTGTCGGGAAGCTGGCCCTTGGCCTGACCTCGATCATCAACCTCGCCCCCAAGGTCGTGTCGGCGTTCGCGGCGATGAAGGCCGCGGCGGTTGCGGCTGGCATCACCGGGCTCGGTAGCGCGTTCGGCGCGGCTGTGACCGTGGCTGCGCCCCTCGTGGCCGGTAGCGTTCTGGCCAATCAAAGCGTGGGCAAGGGCACTCGGAACTATGCGCTCTCGCCGGTTGGGGCAGAGGGCATCGGCCCGCTCATCATGAACGCGATCTTCGATCTGGCTCGGCGCTCTGCTGACAAGATCAAAGGCACGTCGCTCTCCGGGCTCGAATCGCTCCCGTCCTTCATGGGCATTGCCGGTCAGTACGTCACCGAGAAGGTGACGGCGGCGGGCGAGGCCGTGAAGCAGTGGGCCTCCGACCTCGAGCTCGCCGTCGGCAAGCTGGCGATCATCGGGGATCCTCAGCTCAAGGACTTCGGTCTGGAAGGGATCTTCGCGGGCGGGAAGTTCGACGAGGCGCTCGCCAAGATCGTCGAGAACGCCGACCCGTTCAAGCGCTCCACCGTCTCCGGCGCCGGTATGCAGGTCGGCCCCGAAGTCCCGTCACAGTACGAGTCCGAGTGGCGCAACCAGCAGAAGCGCGACGGGCGGGGCCAGCCCGCGGACTGGCAGACGCAGCTCACCGCCCGCATGACCGAGGCGAAGACCGGCATCCAGACGTGGCTCGACACGATTCAGGGCGCGGTGGAGAACGTAGGCAACCGGATCGGGAACGTCTTCGGCGACGCCTTCATGAGCGGGAAGCTCAGCCTCAAGGACTTCGGCTCAGCGTTCAAGGCGACAATGGCCGACGTGATCGCTCAGATCGTCGCTGCCAGCGTCAAGATGGCCGCGTTCAACCTCATCATCAAGTTGGCCGGTGGCGGCTCGCCCCTGAGCTTCTCTGACGCGCTCAAGGGCAACAGCGCGAGCGTGGACAAGAGCCTCATCAAAGATGTAGCGCGAGGCCCATCGCTGCGCCAGAACACCGACAGCACGACGGCGCTCAAGGCCGGCCTCGACAACCTGGCCAGCAAGTTCGACAACCTGGCGTCGGTGGTCGTGTCGATCCCTGGCGCTCCGGTGCTGATCGACGGGCGTGCAGCCGGTCGCACGCTGTATCCGTACATGGTCGAAGCCGCAGCGAGGGGGCAATCGTGAACCACTGGCGCCTGATGCTGGCCCACCACGTCGCGCACCTCAACCCGACGCTGACCACGGGCACCGCCGTTGCCGGGTATCCGGTGGGGTCGATCCGCACGCTGAACCCGAACGAGCGCGGGCGCATCGTGGAGGCCACGAACCGCGTGGACCTCGACTGGAATCGCGGAGCATCGGCGGCCAAGAATCCGGTGGACTGCCTGCTCATGGTCGGAGCGAAGTACCAGCCTACGGCGGCGGTGCAAGTGCTGGACTCGACAGCGGTCGACTTCGGGGCCGGCACGTTCACGGAGCTCGTGGACGACGCGACGAACGTGCTCGACTCCTATGTGCCGACGCTCCGATGCTTCACCGCGTTTGCTACATCGACTCTGCGATATTTGCGGTACAGCATCGTCTACGCTGGATCTGTCACGTTCGAGTTCGGGACCGTGTCGCTCGGCAAGCAGTATTCCCTCGGGACCGACCTGTACGCGGGCGCGTCGGAGTCCGCCGACACTCCTCCCATGGCTATCGGCTCGGGCGGGCAGATCATCTCTCGGTCGTTCGACACCGTGACCGACGCTGATGCTGCCGCGATGCTGGCCGCGTGGCGCGCCGACTCGATCATGACCACGGACAACGCAACGCTTGACGGGTGGGGCCAGCGCTCCGGCCAGCGGTACGGGGTGCTGGCTAAGTTCGCATCCTCAACCGATCTCATCAGCAGCGCGTGCTACTACGGCAACATCAACCTGACCGTCGAGCCGAAGTATGAAGGCAAGTCTCAGGTCAACGTCTCGGTGCGCTGTGTGCCGCTGGGCCCCCTCCATTGAGCAACTACGCTTCCGCCAAGGCGGCGAGCGAGGTCGCGGGCGGTCACTACCGCATCGGCGCGACGATCACGCCGCTTGACCCCGACTCGCACGCGCCTACGAACGTGACGCTGCGCGGACCCGGCTCGAATGTGCTGGCGGTGACTGACGGCGAGGCGTGGCCGTACGACTCGTCCGACGTGAAGTTCTGGTTCGAGCCGCTTGTGGAGTCGTTATGGGTAATATAAATCGCGGCAAATATAAAATAGGCGTTACCCAAACTAACCCAAACACGCATTGTCAAGAAATACCTAAACAAAAAAAAAAAACACTACAACAAGCAACAAAACATTT